CTTTGGAGCTCCTCAAAACGTACCTCTGCTGACACGGTGTGTCCGAAACGTTCGGCCAACCATCGTTGAGAAAGAAAACCCTAGCCATGGCTGATTTAGGAAACCAGCTCGTACTCGGGTACCCACTTAGACCTTATTTTGAGGTCAGGTGCACGGGGGGTACCACACGTCCTATTAATCATAGGATGTGGAACGGCGTTAAGAAAACGCAGAATCCCCGTATCGTCAGTGGCTGGAGCTTGACGGCCAGAGCGTACGTGTACGCTCACAACCTCACGCTCGAAACGCTGTAACTCTTCATTCCACCGCCTTGGAAGGGGGCAAAACTTAGGAGAAACGAACGTTTTCCTTCCACCAACTCCAGAATCGTGGCGTACCAACGGCACTTCGCAGTGCTGAAGGATGGTCTCGTCGAGGTATGCAACGACGTGGCAAAGCAACTTTTTGTAAAAGTTGTTCGCAGTGTCAATGCTTCTCGACAACGATCCTGGACTTCCATCGATTGGGGCCTTCCAATAAGCTGGTGTGATGTCACACCCGCGGAAGGAGTCGATACCGCAGCTTTCGCGAAAGTTGCCTTCCCAAAAGCTTTTGTCGGCATTAACCTTGAAGTCAAGCACTCCAAGTGCCTCAACCAATAGGGCCCGGCAGTCTTCGGGGACAATTATATCGTCACCAAAGATGGACACCTCCCCCTGTAGAGCTCGCACGTTTTGCAACGTGGGCTTGATCCCACGTACCGTTAGGCACGCAGAAATTGTGACGCCTAAGAAGATTAGCGTCTCCACAGGAAAAGTCGTGGCGTTACCCATGGTAGAGTATTTGTTTAACTCTATCATAGTCGTCTCCTGGGAGCCTCGCGGCTGCCATTGGAGATAACGGGTGCGTGTCGCCTGTAGAGCAGATAAAACCGACCAGTTTGATCGGAAAAACTGACCTACGACGTGACATGAGACCCTGTCGCTTGCCGCCGATAAATCGATGGTAGCAAGGGACCCATCCAAAGAGCCCTGAAGACAGAGGTTCTGGTTCAGCGTCTGATCGTCGAATTTGACGAACGCGCCTACCCATGACCTGTCAACAGACGAGTAGATGTGTGCCTTAATGTTTTGTTGGCACCACATTTGCTCACTCGACTCCGCCGCAATTAAGCGGGGTTTGGAGTACGTCTTTGGAACGTCGATGAGCCGGGAAACTGGTTCATTACTCCCAATTTCATGAGGCCCATTAACGACGAAGTCAGCCCAGCTGGCATATGAGTGGAACCCATACCGCGCAACCGGGTATACGTGATCTAATCGATCGGACCAATTGGTGAAAGAGAACTTGTTCTCCCACCTTGATTCCAGATTAGATACAACGCCTGGTCCGTGGTTAAAGTGATTTTCGTCAGGATCGTAGATCCCAAGTGAATCACAGAGTAACCATGACACCTTGTCAAGGTTCCCCAGGAGAGTCGACATAGTAGCTTCGCAGCTACTCAAAGAGCCGGCCCGCTGGATATAGCGCTCACTTCTGGCGAAACCGCCGTAGGTTTGCAACATATCTTCAGCACTAGGCCCCACCTCCGACCAGAACTGTTCTGGCTTCGGTAACTCTTTATCGACACTGATAAATTGCCCAACTTCCGCGGCAACTTTATCAGCTCCGCAACGTAGGCTAGTCTTCTTAGCGACAGCATAAAGCTGACGAATAAAGAATATAGCTTGTACATCACAATCCTCCTTTAACAAACCGTCAACGTCAAAAACAAGTAGGAAGAGCCCCCGCAAGAATTTGGGGACTTTAACCAGCTTCGTACCAGCCGTGAAGGCCGATGCGTTGCCATTGTACTTACCAGCGGATAGCGATCTGTCGAACGCCTTACCAGCTGACGGCAGGTCCGTTACGAACGTAACGATACCATTCGCTCTGACGTGACTATCGAGACGAGCTTGGTCTCTACCAAACTCATCCGCGAGTGCCGGGAATGCGTAGCGCGCATCTTGGAAGAGCGCGCTATACACCTGTTGAAGTTCCTCGACATAGCTTTTCACGGGGGTTACCATGGTAGCCTCCATCTATGCTATGCAAAGGTGACAAAGAAGTTTGTCGGTTTCTTAGGGTTTCATACCCGCCGTGAGGCGTTTACGATTCCCAGCCGACGAGATCTTCCACGAAAGCGGCATCGAAAAGGGCGACGAAGCCCAAAACGTTGTCGTCATCCACGTCGTTCGGGACGTTCTCGAACACCAAGTACACTTTGCGAACGTACTCGGCTACCGTGGCTGTGGCATACACTTTTTCGGTAAACTCGACGTTGTGACGCTCGCGCGTCACTCCGCCTGAAGTAGCCGTGGAATGTCGAACTTTCGCACGATATTCCGAGAGAGTACCCTTTAAAAAGTACTCCGAGGTGTAGCCATCCTGGTTGATCTTGTTTAAGACCTTGGCTCCGCCCACGGGCAGAGTTACAGTCAAGGTGTCACCCAACATAAAGGAACGCTCCTAGTAAGAGAGTATATGTAAAACCGAACGGGCAAAACCAGCCCGGGCGGTGTAAAGTATCACTCGGCTCAGCCGAGTGCTCAAGCTCCCCCTTGCCCTCATAGAGAACAAGACGACGGCGAAAGAGCCGTTGTTGGCATGGGAAAAGCAGTCTGGTGGAGGGTCGCGCGACCATTGCCCCGTTTAGCTTAACGCTTAGGGACGCTGAAACCGCGAAACTCCTCATAGTACCAGGCTACTTGAAACCCTTCAACAACTCTAACGAGCCTAGGGATCCTAGGATAGACCATTGCCCACTACCTAAAGCGGGCATACTGACGATAGGAGTGTAGACGAGCCCAATCGGAACGATCGTCCGAGTTTTGATAGACTCGTAGGACTGGGGGACACCATGGATGGTGACCCAGCCAGGTTTGCTAAGTGTTTTGTAGGCTCTCCTAGAGCGCCTCCATTGCATAAAGCACACCTCTACAGGGATTGCACCGACTGTGTTGTTTAGGGCGGCGATTATATTGCCATAACCCGTAAACCAGTCAGACATCCAGGACCAGGGAATCAGTTCCCAACCGGCCTGGATTGCTTCGAAGTCCGTAAAACCCACGACTAACCTTCTGGCCTCGGCCATAAGGGCTTCGTCGGTGACGGGTTCTGCGTTCGGAGCTGTCCATCGAGCCTGCCACGTCACAGTGGTCCAGCGCTCTTCGGTGTATGTGGTCGTCTCAGCCATCGTGATGATGGCACCGCGAGATTGGACAGTCCGGGTAACCGGACCTACTTCTTCTTCGCGGAGACCACTCCCAACTCTCCTAGAATGTCGCTTTTCATCGCGCAGTCTCTTGAGGTAGTCGAATCGTTTTCTGACCGCCTCTTGAAACCCGATTAAGCGCGAAATATCACCTTGCATGGTACGTATCCCAAACCGCCAGGTTAAGTTACCGGCGGCTAGACCTCTCACGAGGTCGCGGAGATACTGTGGAATGGTTGCAACGGTCAACCTCCCAAGCACAGCTTGGGTGGCAGCCCGTGGTTTGATACCAGAGCGGCGATCGAACCACAGTTGCGCGAGCTTGCGCCTTACGGCTTTACGCTCAGCTAGCGTCATCATGACGCCATAGCCCATATCCCTAACAAGGTCGGGGAGGTCTTTCATCTCGGCGGCAAACACCGGGATACTCACGTGAGCACCTGACGGGTTTGTCTTACCTACGGCTTCTTGAGCCAAACTTGCCAAGTTTGGATCGTCGAAGTAGGCTTCAGATGAGGCTGGTGTGAAGTTGTAGTCGATTGGAAAGTTCTCAAACGAACGAACCAATCTTCCGTAACTTACCAGCGACCCAGTGAGAATTGGCTTAACGAGGTTGGTCTTAACGATACGTAGGGGGTTGGGATTGTCCCAGTTCCCCACAACGTCGTCAGACTCCTCGGTCCACCCGTTCAAGCAAGCCGTCGGATAGCTATTGGCACTTGGCCAGTAGTACTCTAGGCTGCCTTCAACAAGTTGTTGATTTTGGCGCTCGCGGTGACGCGGGCTGCTCGTGTGAACGTGATAGCTCATGGATCTCCTCCAAGAAAGTGACATACGTCTGAGGCATCGAAAGATGCTAC